ATCCTGCTGCATGTGTCCTTTCTAAGAGGAACCGGCCACGGGGAGAGAGAACCCGCGGCCGGCCCTAACTAACCGGTTGAGGCAGCCCTACCGGTTAGAAGTCGCGAACGACGACGAGGGTCTGACCGGTCACCCCATCGAGGCGGAACGCCTTGCCGGGGGACCGAGCGTGGTACTGCATCCGTTTCCGGTACCACGCCTCGAACGAGTCCCGTGCCGCGGTGCCGTAGCCGACGCGCACCAGCACGTTGCCATCCTCGTCAACCCACTTGCCCTTCTCGGAGCCGTAGCAGACTCCCCCGATGCCCTTCGAGTCGATCCCGAAGACCATCGCCAGCGGGTGGGTACGCAGAGCCTTGATGGGCACTTCGCCCATCGACAGGTCACCCTGCGTGAATGCGACCGTCCCACCGTCCGGCCGCTGGAGATCGCGGCCCTGGTAGCGGCGGTCGAGTTCGAGCATCTGGAGGTAGACCCGGCGAACGCTGTGATGCATCGTCAGGACGTCGATGCGAGCGCCGAGCTTCTGATCCACGATGTCCGAAGCCTGCTGGAACAGGTCTACCGACAGCGCCCCGGTCGAGGCCTTGACGTAGGTCTGGTACTGGGCGTACTGCGACCGGTCGATGTTGAAGTAGTTGTTCCGGTAGGTGCCGTCGTCGAGCAGCGCACACAGGCCGTAGAACCCGTGTTCGTAACTCGTGTCGAGTACGTCCGTCACGGACGAGTTCGCGGCCTGGACCACGTAGTCGTTGTTCGCGACCGTGGAGTCGGGAGCCGCGTCGAGCGTGATGGAGACACCCGTGTTGGCGCAGGAGACGCACTTGCGAATGCCGGCGCGAATCGCCCCCGTCGCCGGGTTGACGAATGCGACGTACATGTTCGGCAGCACGAAGCGGTTGCCGAAGTTGTCTCCCACGATGTTGCCCGGCGCGTCCACCGCCAGCGTCGTGCCGTCGCCGTTGGGGGTGGCCGTGTCCACGAGGCAGAGAACGCCACGGCCGTCCGCGGTCAGGGCGTACTCTTCCATGCGGCTGATGTCGTCGATGAGCCGCGTCATCTCGTCCTTCCGGGCCGAGACGTAGGCGGCTTCCGACCGCAGCGAGTCCGACATCGCCTCCGACGTCAGTCGGATACGTGCCATGAGCTTCCGCTGCCCGATGTGCACCTTCACGGAGCCCTGCGCTCCGGCGTCCGCGAACGCGCCGTCTTCTCCGACGAACATCGGGGAGACGTTACGGGTCACGTGCGCGTTGTACACGACTTCCTGGCCAGCGTAGTCCAGCTGTGACCACTTGAACTGGTCCCGCATCGGGAACTTGTTGTTCGTCTGTTCCGCGATGAAATCCTCGAACACAGTCTTCAGGGTTCCCTGAATGATCTGTGTGTTGGCTCCAGGCATTGACGACCTCCGCTACGAGGAGTTCTCCATTCGGGCCATCGAATCACGAAAGGCCCGGCGGTAGATTTCGTCCTCGTCATCCGAATCTGTTGGTTTCGGCGCTGGGGTGCCCATCGGGCTTGCGGTGCCTCCCGAGACGGGAAGACTCTGCACCCGCCGAGCCTGACGAACGTCTCCAGCCACCTGTTGTCTGCGCCACGGTTCGACCCACGTCTGTTTCCAGGCCGTGAGGAAGTCACCCTGAAGCGACTGGTCCTTGGCGTTGTATCGAGCGGTGCGCTGAGGATCTTTCAAGACCCACGTGATGAAATTGTCCGTGAGCGTCTGCCGCGTCTCCTCCGGCAGATCCTTCCCCAGCTTCTTGTCGCCCGAGACGGCTTTGGCGAAAGCATCGTGGATGCTGCCCAGCATCCGTTTCGCGTGGCTGTCCCATTCGACCTGAGTCTGCTTCTCCTGCGACTCGAGCCTCTCGATCGCGGCGAGGATTTTGTCGGCACTTGCGCCGAGGTCCATCGCTCGTGCGAGCTTCGGGTCAAGCTCCGCGAGTTCCTGCACCAAAGTGGCCTTGCGTTGTGCTTCAGCGTCGGGTTCAGCGACCGGGACCGCGTCCGGCCTGGGGATGAACGCCAGTAGTCGCTCGTTCATGCCCGTCAGCTGTTCCACTTGACGAACGAGTTCGTCCAACCGGTACTTCGGAATCATCTCGTCCGATGTCGGCGTGACCTCTGGAGCCTTCGTACCCACCGGCTCGAGGGTCACGGCGGGGGGCTGGGTTCCGCTACTCTGCCCTACCCCACTCGCCTGTGGGGCCCCTTCTGGTTCGACACTGGGAATCGAGAATTCCGGCCAATCGACTACGTTCTCTGCCACAGACACCCACCTTTGTTGACGCGGTCAGTTCCGCAGGGTTATTACTCTGGGCCCCGTCCTTGCCCTCTCTCGCTCTGACCCGATGGTACATCACCAGGTCGTCCAGACTCCTTGTTTGAGCGTTCTAACGCTTGCCCGACCCCTTGTGCCCCTCCGCCTGGCATCTGGCCCGACTGCATCTGCGCTTGCTGCATCGCTTTCATCATCGCAGAGAGGTCGTGCATCTGCATGTGGTTCGTGAAATCGGGCACAAGCTCCGGTCGTGCCTCGAAGAGCTTCCTGGCGTTGTCGGAATTCGCCCATTTCCGGTGTTCCGCGTTGTGGACGTCGTCGCGGTTCCAGTACTGCACCATCATCGGCATCGGAGTCGCGTACTGACCGGGTTGCGCCATCGGCGCGACGAGTTGCGGAGCCGGGGGCCCCTGCGGAGCCATCCCAGTCGATGCGCCACCCTGCCCGGCCGGTACATCAGCAGGAGACTCCGCAGGAGGGGTCATTCCTGGTGCGGCAGAAGCCTCAACCGGGGGGACCGGCTCTTGCGAGCCCATTCCGGCTGTCCCAGCGTCCATCGCACCAGGAAGTGTCGGCGGCAGCATCGGCATGACCGGAGCCGACGCCATTTCGTCCATCGACCATCGTTCGAATGCGTCTTGCTCCTGTAATGCGCTCTTCACGTCGTTGTCGAGCGACGGCAAGAGGTCGGTCTGCCCGAACGCCTTCAGAATCGTGTACCGCTGTTCCGCGTCGTTCTTGTCGAGGAACCCCAGCTGATTCAGCTGCTCGATCGCGGCCCGTTTGCCCAGGGACGTCTTCGGCGTCTGCGATCCGTCCTCGATCAACACCTGAATCTCGCCGGAGAGGTCCGCTTTCTGGAAATTCTCGAAGGTCCAGGACTGATTCGGGCCCAAGACCGCGTAGATCCGCTCTGCTGGCCCGAATTCACGCTCGAGTTCGAGCGCGAGCGTGTACCAGCCCCGATAGAGCTTGCCCCGCTCGCCTAATGCGGGTCCGAAGCGACTCTGCGAGCGTTCCACGAGCAGTTGGAGCGCCGAGAACGCCTCGATGTTCGGAGGGCGTTGGCCTTTCAGGATGTCGGACGTGCCCATCAGGTTCTCGATGTCCGTGAGAATCTGCTGGCGCAGCTGAATGACCGTGATCGGGATGTTCTCTCCGGCGATCCGCTCCGGTTTCGCGTTCCCGCCCCCGATCATCGGGTTGTACTTGACCACCAGGCCCGGCTCACCCGTGAACTTCTTGACTTCCGCGCCCTTCGGCTCGAGCCAAATGGGATTGGCCGTGCGCTGGACGATGAGTTGCGTCAAGGAGTCAAGTTGGTTGAGTTGATCCTGCTTCGAGAGCCCTGGTTCCAGCGGTGACCGGGCCCAGATGCGGCCCCCCATGTGTTCGTAGCCGGCGTGAAGCCACGGGAACAGCGGATTGCCCTTCGAGTCGTGGTAGGGCAGCGGCCCGGGAAGACTCTGGTTCTCCACGCGCACCACCGTGGGAGCCGAGTCGCCAGCCCAGCGTAGCAACATCCCGTCTGGATAGTCGCGGCACGGTTTCAGGTGCAGTTCGTACTCCGTGATGCCGTCAGCCTGGGTCGATGTCGTGCCACCGAGCGCGTACTGAAGAGGACTGGACGAGGAATCAGCCGCGGTCGCCAGCGATCGGAGCAGCTGCAACGACCGCTCTACCGGCATCTTGTCGTACTTCAGTTTCTTCGCCGCGTCTCCCCAGTTCGCTTCGCAGTACTGCTTGGTGCGCCAGCGGCTTCGGATGAGATGCGAGATGTCCTTGAACTCCATGTAGCCGGGGGGAAGCGCGATCTCGAACGGCGAACACACGTCTGTGACGCCGCACCCGCCAGCCGACTGGATGCCGATCGGTGCACCCGACTGGTCTACGGCCGGCTTGAAGGCACCCATCGTCTTGCACTTCGGGCACATGTTCCCGTTGATGATTTCATCTGGCGCAACCACCGCTGAACAGGCGAGGCATTGCTCAAAACTGAGAAGAGTGCTGCCAACCGCCCCGTTCTTGTTCCACCAGGGATGAAGAAAGACGTTGCCGAGGGTGATGAACCAGAAGTCGGCTTCCTTGAAGAAGGCGTCGGCGTCATGTTCCTCTCGAATCGCCGGCTCGAGACGATCCGCGACCTCTGCGGTCTGCACGTTCTTGGGATCGTTGCCGTTCGGCCGACACTTCGCGACGAGTTGAACGCTCTGGAAAACGCTGCGGTAGGAGGAGATCGTCTCGCCAATCTTGTTCGTGACGGGCCTGGGAATCCACTTCGCCATGCGCTTGTCAGCCCACTGGCCACGCTGGGTGTCGTAGTAGATCCACTGACGCCCCAGCGTGTAGAGCATGATGCGCCACCAGCCGCGCTCGAAGATGAAGCGGTTGTCGTAGGCTTCGCTCTTGAGTCGGCTGGCAAGGTCGAGCAGCTTCTTGTCGTCGGTGTAGTCAGGGCCCAGTTGAACCAGCGGCGAGGCCGTGGGATTGAGCGCCTGTTGTGCGGACTTGAAGAGGCCAGGAATGCCGCCATCACCCGACACGGTCGGAGAGAATGACGGCGGCAGCAGCGGACCTTCAGCCATCCCAGCCTCCTAGCGTTTGTAGATGACGTGGCCCAGTTCGTCGTGTTCCATGCCGAGCGCCCGGGCCTGGTCGTCCCCGACGTCTTCCATCGTCGCGGCCATCGCTTGCGCGAGCGGGATCGACTCGTCCGGTGTCCCGTGCACGGAACCCGGGTCGATGCCAGGAGGCGCTTGCTCTTCGCGTTCGATGACCGGCACCGGGAACGAGAGGCCGAGACGCGCTTGCGTCAGGATGTTGCGCTCGTGTTCCAGTCGGTTGACGTGGGTGGTGAGCCAGGACTGGGTGGCCAACAGCATCCGCACTTCGCCTTTCGCGTCCGAGAGTTCCTGCCTCGATCGCGTCAGGTTCTCGAACAGCGACTCGTAGTGGAGACGCGACACCCACATCAGACTTCTCCGTCCAACACGATCGCGGCGTTGGCGGTCATCACGGCTTCTCGGAGGAGCCGGAGTGCGGCCTGTTGGTCCGCACATTGGGGCGTCTCTTCGAGGATGACGTGGGCCAGCGTCTTGGCCGCGTCACGCACCCGCTGGAGGTTCGTGATCTGGTCGGGCGTCGGCGCGTGATAGGTGAAGATCGCTTCCACGTTCTGCTTGCTCACTGGCATCTCATACCTGCCTTTCAGTTCCAGAAATCGCCCACCGGATTCGCGTCATCGTCGCCGGAAAGGGCTGGGGTGTCAAGCTCCTCGTCATATTCGTGTTCGAAGACCTCGGGGTGGTCCGCTCGCTGATTGCGTTCCAGGGCCCACTTGTGTTCGACGGGAACGTGTTCGAGCGACCGCACCGGGAGCGGTTCATCCGGGTACGGCAGTTCGGGCCACGTCATCACGGCGTAGCGCAGCGCGTCCGGCAAATCGTCGTTCGTCTTGATGACGCGCTCGCGTCGAGACTGCCCCGTGCCATCGACGTTCTCCGCCCACCGGTAGGAGAACAGCTGTTGCACAAGTTTCGGACAGCGAGGGCGGAAGATGAAGAGGCGTCCCGAGAACAGCCAGGATTTCACTCGCTGAATTCCCGAGACGACGTCGTTCTCCGCGCCGACGACGAAGATGCCGTGCTGGCCCAGTTCGATCGCGGTCTGTTTCTGGGACCGGTCGATGGCCCACGTGTTCGCGCTCGTGATGCCGTTGCGGTGGAGCATCGCGAACAAGCCCTGCGCGTGTTTGATGATGGCGCTGTCTCTCGAGAGGTACTCCCCGACCGCCACCAGGCCCTTCTCCGTACTCACCAGAACGACCGCGGCAAACGGATGATCCGCGCCCGGGTCGATGCCGACGACCACCGATCGCGACGGATCGACTTTGGGCCATTCGGCAATCAACCGCTTGACCGAGTCGTCGGTCTCGAGGAGTTGCTTGTTCAGGACGTCGCCGTAGATCGCGCCCGTGAACGACACGAACTCCGCTTCGAATTCCTGGAGGAAGAACAGCGGGTCCATGTCGCGGCGAGCCGCTTCGATTTCTTCCATTTCGAGGAACGGATTCTCGACCGACTTGTACTTACACGCCCAGTAGCCCGGCACCAGATCGGCGGCGGGGGCCCAGAAGGCATCGTGGCACCAGTCGAAGCCCGAGGGCGTCGTCGTGATGATCGCCACGCCGCGTTTGTCCACGAGCGCCGGCACGAGCGTCTTCCACGCGAGTTGATTCACGTCTCGCGCTTCGTCAATCCACAGCACATCGAGCCCGGGGCCGCGGCCGCGGTTCACTTCGTCGAGCGACCGCGCCTGAATGATCGTCTCGTTCTTCAGCGTCCACTCGTAGTGTGACGCGGAGAACGGTTTCGCGAGCCAGGCTTTCGGGAGGTAGCGATTGACGGCGGGGATGACGTAGTCGTGGAGCTTGGGGTACGAGCCGGAACAGACCCAGATGGTCTGCCCTTCTCGAGCGCCAGCTTCCGTGACCGTCGCCAATCCGCCGATGAGCGTCTTGCCGGCGCGACGACCCGCGAACAGCGCGAGGCGCGAGTACGCCCGTCTGAGGGCGTTCGGCCCGATGCGCAAGCGAAGCGCGGCGAGGAACGCCTGTTGATACGGATTGTAGAGCAGCTCGACGCGACCCGTCCCGGGCGGAGCGACGACGCGAGGCCGGCTCATTGCTTCCAGAGGTTCGGATGCCGTCGTCGGCGATCGATCGTGTCGCCGATCGCCTGGGCTCGCTCCGGCGTCATCGGGCTGAGCGCGAGTGGCGGAGGAGCCGTCCGCTGTTGGGCGATCAACGCCTGGAGACCCGGCGACTTGCCGACGACGTGCGAGACGATCTCTTCGACGTTCTTCGCGTAGGGATTCGGCTGGCCGAGGTACCGCTCGTTGTACCCGGCCGGCTGTTTGCCCAGACCCTGGTACGCCTGAATCTGCCGCTCGCGGCCTTGGGGCGCGACGACGCTGGCGCGTTCCACCGCGTGGTGCATCGACGCTTCAATCGGATTCGACCCGAAGGCCGGCACCTGGTTGAGCGTCATCGGATTCATCGTGCCCGGTGACGACTCGATGCCCGGATTCGCCAGGTCGGAGGCGTTCTCACGGATCGCCATGCCGAGCGCCAGTTCCGGCGGGACGCCGTTGGTCAGCGCTTCCCGCACGATCGCGGCCAGCGGTGCGTACTGGTAGTTCCCCGCGAATCGCGCCGTCGCCGCGACGTCGGTCGGGCCGCTGGTCGCATCGCGCAAGTCGCGCACGGGAATCCGCGGCGGGGTCTGCGGGGCGGGAGCCGGCCACGTCGGCATCCCCGGCGACGACGGGATCGGCGGCATGTCTGCCGCTTCGAGGTACGTGGGCGAGAGGTACGACTTCAACGTGTTCCAGAGGCCAGGCGGCGGCATGACTCCCTCCGGGCGGACGACTGCTGCTTGGCCAGTGACCGCATCGGGGGCCGCGAGACGTCCGTCACCTGGTCTTTCCCGGCGACGTCTGTCTCACCCCACTCCCGCTTCCCGGTCGGACTGTGCCCCCAGCGTTGCTGCTTCTTGCTGGCCCCCTGTGTGAACGGCGGCATCGACGACCTCTCGAGGCGCACCGACAATGCCCCGCGGATTCACCGCGGCCATCGCCGCCGCGGGAATGACGAAGTTGACTTCGAGCTTGCGTTCGTCGCGCACGGTCACCCCATCATGCGCCTGGTGGGTGCGAAATGCGCCCAGGCCTTTCAGCGTGTCCGAAATCGCCCAGACCTGACCCTCGCCAATCGCTTCGATGAGCTTCTCGACCGCGAGGGGCAACGCTTCGGTCGTCAGGTCCGCGAGGACATCGTGGAGGTTGCCATCCTGTCGCGCCTGCCGCAAGACGCGCCGGACCCGTTCGGCCGACACGTCCAGGCCGGTGGCGATCGTCTTGACCGAGTAGCCGCGGAGCCGGAGCGCCGTGGCGACGACGCGAATGTCCGCGTCGTCATCGGTGATCGTGGCGAGGAAGCGTTGCCGCTTCACGGCTTCGGGTGACGTGTGGATGTCCGGCGCGACGAACAGCGGCGACGTGGGTGTGCGCAGCGTCCCGGCGGCCGTCTCGACGGGCGGCGCGATCGGCGTCCGGTCACCCGGGGCCCGGAATTCGATGTCCACGGGGACCATCTGGCCGTGTGCATCGATCGGGCCCGTCATGGCCGGCGTCTCCCCTTCCGCGGCGGCTTCGCCAGGTCCTTCGTCTTCGGGCAGAACGGGCGGTCGTCCTCGAGCTCTGAGTGAGGGCCCGGGTGTTTGCAGTCCACGTAGTGGCACGTGCACTCGTCGCACCAGGGGTCACCGCAGTCAGGGCAGACGGAACAGTCCGCGGCGAACTTCACGGGGAGGGTCCAGTCCACTCGCGCTTCCTCCCGCGTCAGGTTCCCCGTCATCGCTCTCGCGACGTAGTCCTCGCATTCGTTGTCCATCGGCTACTTTCGAATCATCGCACCGTCCACGCATCGTTCCACCAGCGTCGTGGCGTCATCGCGTTTCTCCACGTGGCCTTCAGTGCCGTTGACGAATCGCTCGTGCCGGGTGCCTGAACCCCTTCCCGGTTGACGGTTGGCCGACGCACAGCCCGGAAGCCCCATCCCCGGCACGAGCGGACTCCCCAAGTCTACCCCCGCTGTCAAGCCCCCAGCAACCAGACCCAGTCACATCACTACAGCCCAGCTTCTCTCTCTCTTATCAGTACGTACGTACTAACGAGTACAACTAGATCTAGAGATAGATATAAGGGGCTTCCAAGCCCCTTCCAAGCCCCTTCCAAGGGGCTCCACCAATCCTTTAGAACCAACACGTTACACCACTATGCAATTATACAAAAAATATACAGGTGTACAGAAAATGAGGGTACACCATATAGAGTGGTTTCGCCCCAAAAAGCGAAAGCGGAGTGCGAAAAAAAACGCACACGGACCCCCCCTACCCCCCGCGGGTCGGTGCCGTGCCAAGAGGGGGGTCTCCCCGGTCGATGCCGTGCCAACGCCCCCCTACCCTGGGTCGTCGCCGTGCCAACGCTGCCTGGTCGCTGCGCCTGGTCGCTGCTCTCCCCCCGACCAGGTGGACGCGCACGACGGTCGGCAGCCAGGGAAGGCGAGGCCCTGGGGCGGGGTCATGCCAAGGGACCGAGGCGGTACGCGCCAGGAACGTAATCCACGCATCCAACGGCTTGGACGTCGCTGCCGGATTCCCGGCACCCTGCCGGATTCCCGTCACGGTTTCCCGGCACCAGGCACGGCCGAACGCTCGACAGGCCACGCCAGACGACGCTGGCGGACGGCGCGAGGCTTGCATCTCCGTGGCCTGATGCGGACCACATCGACCGGCGGAAAGGGTAACGAGCCGGCGATTGGTCCCAAGCCCCGTGCCACCTGGTCGGATGATCTGGCCGGCTGCGCTGGGGGAGGGAGGAAGACGGTGCTGAGGAAGCGGAAGACGTGGCCGCCGTTGAACTGCGAGGTGTGCCAGGACGCCTACCCGTGCGACCTGTGCCCCGTGGGGCAAGGCGTCCGGCGGGAGGGGCGAGAGGTCCAGGCGACGGCGCTCGAGGCTGGGCCGGGCGACTGGGTGCGCGGCGTCCACCTTGTGAGGGTGCGCGGCGACCGACGGGTGAGCCGATGACGGTGAGCCGGGCAACCAAGGAGGCCGCAGAACCCGAAGGACAGCGCGAGGCGGCAGAATGACAAACAACCGGCCGAGATGACAGACAACGAGGAAGGACAACAGACACCATGCGCATCAGCGACGACCTGACGATCAAGACGACGGCGAACGACAGAGGGAACCCCCCCGGCAAGCTCGGAGACGCCGAGCTTCAGTTTACGGGCGGCCCACTGGCCGGCCTCAAGC